AACAGCTGTTGATGAATTTGGCAATCCGATAACCACATAGTAAGAATTGTCAGATTGGTTTACTGAATCTACAAAATTACTAGCATTTAATATTCTAAATTGATCAGTAACAATTGCCGACATCTTTATTAAACTTTTTCCTTTATTTATGTGTATTTTTAACTAATTGCTATTCCACCAGCATTTAAGAATCCATATCCACGTCTTTGTATTGTTGGGAAAGTTGACAATCCACTATCAACAGTAAGTCCAGTAACTGCAATAGAAACAGGATTTAATCTGTTTGAATATTGATATAATCTACCCCAAGACATTTTACCAAGATAATCTCCAGTTATTCCAGTACCAACGATTGATACAACTGATGCTTCACTTGCTGCAGAAATATTGCAAGTGATATCGCATATTGGACCAACATTGAATTTATCATTTACAACATATACATTATCAAAGAATGAAGTTCCAATACCAACAACATCAGATTCTGAAGAATTAATTGATATCACACCATCACCATGGGTAGTGTCATTAATTAATACTGGATATCCAATCTGTAAATCATTGGCATCAGAAATATCTGCCCTAAAGAAGAAGTTTAATGCCATTGGATTTCCACCTGTTCCTGCACTGGTAGTAATTCCAGTGATGATTCCTGAGAATCCTTGATATAACTCAATTCCATTAAATTGTTCAAACTTAAAGTCTGGAGATTTGATTAATACACTTGGTGGAGCACTTGGTGTATATCCAGCACCAACATTACCAATAGTAGCACCTATTACAATACCGTTAGAAATATTCAGAGTCGCTGTTGCCGTCGTTGTTCCAATTCCAACATCATTTCTAAATCCTGGATGTGCTATAGAAATAGTTTCATCACCAATGTATCCAGAACCAGATTGTGTAATATCAATAGACTGTATTGTTCCAGCAGCACTGACAACTGCAGTTGCAGCTGCTGCAATGATTGGTGTATTGTCAACAACTAAAGCACTAACATTAGAAATTACCTCATTGAAAATATCTTCTTCGATGAAGAAATGTCTTGCCTCATCTACAAATATACTTGTAGATGAAGAATCTATACTTCCAATAACCTTTGCCGTTGGGAATATTCTTGGCTCATAAATTGGTCTAGCCTTTGATACATTTTCATTATTAATTACCAAATCGGATTTTTGCTTAATCCATTCAAGAGCTCTTTCGTTTACGTCATCTATACCAAAACCAGTATAGATATCAGTTTCTATAGTGTCTGATGTTGATAAATCAACTACAGTTCTATTTCTTTCTTGAGATTTAGTTCCTAATATTGTAGGATTTTTCTTGATGAATACTCCGTCACCTTTTTTAATAGTTTCTCTAATGTCTGATTGATCAATATCAACATTTCTATCGCCAACATAGAAAAATACATCTACTTTATCATCAACATCTGGTGCTCTATCAAAATTAATTGAGGTTCCACCTTCATAACGATATGCAACTCCAGGAGACTGAATAACACCATTAACAAATATGATTAATATTGAATCCAAATCAATTAGGGATGAGAGTTCACTCTCTTCTTCTTTTTCAAAACTTATAAGTTCGCCATTGTAGAATAATGGGAATCTTGTTCTGCTTCCATCCTGCAGATTCTTAAAACTATCAATATAATCAAGTTCTCCAAATTGCCAACCAGCAAAGAAATCATTGAATATTTCAACGACTTCTAATTCAAATTCAGAAATTGGTTCGGACAATCTAGCATCTGTGACCAATCCAACAACCGTAAACTTATCACCGACATTGAATGAATGCCCTGGTCTTGCTATTGTAAAACCATTAACCTCATACAAAGAACCAGGTGCCACAGTTCTTTGAGATGGTAATGTTGAACTATCAATCGCATTGGTAACAATTCCAACATAAGTTTCAATTGCAGATGCAACATTTGCACAAGAATTGGGATCTGTATTAAATCCAGTTTGTGGATCTGCAGTAATACTCAAGTCAAACACTTGGATTTTATTTGAGTATCCACCAATCGTTATTTGAACGTTGGTCATTGCTTCAATTGCCATACTCTTTGCTTCTTCATAGGCATATACAGATTCTGCCTCTTCTCCAGCGACATGAGCACCTGTAATATAAAGATTTGCAGCATCATATACGAAGTCATTTCCACCATATCTCAAATTATATGCAATTGATTCTAATACATCTACAATATCATCAATGCAGTTTTGATTTCCATTAGGAATTGTGAATGATGGGAACGCTGCAAGCATTCTACCAACTGCAACTTCTGCAATTAGTTCTTTATTTGCCTCAATTAAATTGGCAGCATCTGCAAATCTGTCATTAAAAATTGGATTACTATTTTGACCAACAGACAAATTTAATAGTAAATTGCTTCCAGTATCAGTTGTAGTTCCAATTCCAAGTCTCGATTTTCCAACAATTTGCATATTTTCGTAGATTGGATTTGGAATATTGAGTATTGGATTCAAATATCCAGTTCCTGGTTGATCAATTGTAAACGTGAGTGTTCCTCCCGCACCAACAGTGGCAGATATTTCTGCACCAGAACCTGCATATGATGCATCAGTAACTGCAACAGAAACTGGACCTCTATATCCAGAACCATTATTTAAATTATCTAAGTACTCATATGCAGTTCCAAATCCAACATAAGTGTGTGGGATTGTAGAAACTCCAACGTTAATATCAAAGTTATTGTTAGAATACTTACTTTCAACAGAGAAGGTAAATCCTGATGGACTAGATCCGTCTGGGAAAATAGTTGTAGTAACACCAGCGTGTGGTGCAGCACAAGAAAATTCAAGTCCTTCTAGTTGAATTAAATCATTCTCTTCAAATGTGTTATTATCAACAGTGGTTATATTTAAAATACCTGAAACATTATCATAAGATGCTGTTTGGATTGCATAATCTCTATTTCTTGATGGTGAAGTAAGAATATCAATAATAGATCCAGATGAATCTGTAATGAGACCAACTATAGATCCTGTCAATTGGGCATATCCCAGTCCAGTTGTGGATCCGAGAGAAACAATTAAACCACCTCTTGGTAATTGATTTTGGTTGATATCAAAATCTGATTTAATATATGAACCATCAACAGAGGTAATTCCAGTAAATCGGATACTAGAAATTCCAGCAGATTCATTTATATTCAATTCATAATTATTTCCAATATTGTTATCTGTTGTTGGTGTTTGGAATACACCATTGATGAATACAATACCATTTCCATTCGATAATCCAGTTGTATTGATACCATTGGAGGTTATTGTATAGGTTTGACCAATTCCAGTAAATGAATTTGAGATATCGTCAAAAACAATATTTTCATTGTAAGACGATCTTGTAAATATTCTTCCATTGAACGATGAAGTTGGGAATGGTAAATTACTGCTATCTCTTTCATTTCTTGCATTACCCTTTGGAGCATCCAAGAAGAAGATATCACTTTCTACAATATCGAATGCACCTCTGTAAACTCTGACTTCAGTTCCATCTGTGTGTGAAGATATTCCAGATCCTACTACACCTCTCTCAACTGCAACACATGGTATAGTTGCAGCAATTCCAGCGGCAACAAGACCAATTGGACCATTACTACTCGAACTAAGTCCAACCTCAACAACTTTCATATATTCATCATCTATCTTGAGAATATCTCTTGGTTGTATTGAGGATATTCCACTCATAGCGAAGAATGTCGTTCCTACAGAGACGACATTGCTATCGTTGTAAAGAGTTTCATGAGAAACTGTTGTATATGATATTGGTTGCTGAACAATTCCATCAAGAGATATAACTGCTTTTGACAGTTTTTTGGTCATTTCGAGTTTGTGAGCATTTCCAGTACCATAATTAGTGATTGTAATTGCTATTCCTGCAGATGCATAATCTGGTCTGGTTGATAATTTAAATGTATCTTGCGTAAGAACAATTGGATAAACTTTTTCTGGAAGTAAAGTAGTTGTGACACCAAGATAATCTGCGGTCAATCCTATTCCGATAGCACTGAAGACATTATCAAAAGATGATGTAGGAGTGTATGTTAACTCTTCTCCAGTATTGAAGAAGTGATTTGGAATATTGAATGTTGCAACTCCATCTCCATCGAGACTAATTGTTGTTGCATTAGGTTTAAATGTTTTTTGATATATTGGAGTTCCTTTATAATTTAATGGGAATTGTTTTTTATCAGATCTAGAACCATTAACTCCATCATAAGAAGTTTGGAATAGTTTGGTAGTATTTGAACCATAATTAAGTTCATCTGGAATATTGAGAAGATCTAACTGATTGAAGTAAATTTCATGGAAACCTTGAATTGTAACTCCCGCCCCAACATATTCTAAATCAGGATAGAAATTCAAATTGACTGAGGAACCTACTATTTCTCCACCAAAAGTACCAATTCCTGCTTCGGATATATCGTCATTTGAGAAGAATGGGAATTGTGTTGTGTATACTTTTTCAGTATCATGAACTAGAAGCAATCTATGCAACGCAAAAGTTGAACCAGTGGAAACTTTTATGTATGAATTTGCAGATGATGAATCAATGTTGGTAGAAACTATACCTATAGAATTTCCACTAGAAGTGATTTCACTTGATTCAAATCTTACAGTTCTAACAGATTCTGGAGTTTGACCTGGTATATCAAAATAATAGGTTGAAATTCCTGGAGTATTTGTGAGAGATACAATTTGTGAACGAACTGTTAAAGGACTTGTTTCATCATTTATAACTCTAATTTCAATTTTATTTGAACCAACAAGTCTTGTGGTGACAATACCAATCTGATTAATCGAATAATTAAATGAATCATTATCTAAGAAAAATTCTGCTTCGTAAATTTCTCCATCGTGATATATTGCCGAATAATCTACAACACTATGTTCTTGAGTCTCATTGTTTTCTACAAATAATGTTGCAAATACTGCTCCAAAATTAGATCTATCAAAGGTAGCGATAGCATTTTCGAGTGGAATTAGAGTTGTTGTTCCAACCCCAACGTTAGAAGCAATTAAATCAACACTACCGATAGTTTGTTTCTGTACAGTTCCAATTCCTAATTGTTGGAAATTAAACAGACTCGTTAATACCTTAATATCAAAATCAGAATCATATTGATCTGTAGGTGCAAAAACTATTTTCTTAGTATCTTCTGGAGAATCAAATATTCCATAGATATCTCCTAATTCCGCACCTTCAGATGTTCCAAAATTTGTATCACTATTTAAAGTTGCCCTCTTAGTTGTAAATATGTTATTAGTACTATTAGTTGCAATAACTTCCGTTAACTGAATTTCATTTGTATCTGGGTTTATAATTTGTACCAAATATCTTGCATAATCTTCTTGCATTTCATCAAGTATTGTAAATCCAAGACTAGAATCTTTGCTTGTAAACAATGAACTGATATTATCAATTTGTAGTGCTCTATTAGTTTTACAAATTACATAATCGGTAAACTTTTTATTCTTTGTTCTTATGTACTTGGATTTTTGGGGATTGGTATTGAGAATATCAACTTCTGTAACTATATCAAAAATGTTTATAGTATCAACTCGTCTTTCAGACTTAACATCCAATACAATATTAGCCTCGGACTGTAATGTGGAATCTTTACCAAGGAGTACTGAGGATGTTATTCCAACATCAACAAAATTCTTAAGTCCGACTGGATGAACAATGCTATTAACAGGATCAATACAGTCTTCAAATGGTATGGAAGTCTTAATGGCATATGCCATGTTCTGATAATAATCATTATCAGGAATAACCTGATATTCTTCACTTAACTTACCAATATCATTTGCCCATCCATAATATTCTACGTTGGAGAAGTTAATTTCATACTTTGCTCTATTTGTAGTAGTATTTTCTATTGTCCCTTTATATCCAGTAATTTCACCCCTTATAACATATCCCTTGACGAGTTCATATGAACCACTTACTTTGATGAAATCTTTTCTTGAAGAAGTGACTTTCAAGTCAGTCTTAACAAAAGAATTTCCACCATCTTCACTAACAAACAAGACTTCACCAACCTTGAATAATGGTCTCTCCTGTATAAATTCGAATGTTGGGTAGTTTTTGGATGATATTATTTGTGCGTATCCGAGTTGGAATGTTTTTGCAAGTCCTGGATTAGTTGCAGTCTCTGGCAACTTATACTTTAATACTGCTGGATTTGTGTTTATATAATCCAAAACCTCAAAGAACTGATATCCATAATTTGAAGAGTTATATCCCTCTCCAGTATCTCCTACTTGATTCTCAATATTTTCCACAAATACTTTCTCACCAACTGAGAATATTGAAGTGCTAAATCCAATAAATGGTGTTACTAAACTACATGTCACAACACCAGTTGGACCACCAACAATACTACTAATTCCAACACCATTGGAGTTGTTTACTGCAAATAACGTGTGTGTTGTGTCTGCCAACCCATTCAAATTTTGAATTAAAGAAATATTCGTTATTTTTCCTGAAGGAGCCGTTGCTTCAAATGATTCTGTGTCTACAACTTCTCTGGTGTCATTGTTGATAAGAACTAAATCTGGACTACTCAAATATTGAGAACCACCATCAATTATATCTACTCTAACTCCAGAATCTGCATTTAATAGAGTTATTGGATATGGAGTAGAAGATTCTGGTCTGAGAGTCTTATCTGGTGAATAGTCAAATCCAGGATCAATGATACGAACCTCATTTACTCTACCAATATCATCAGATTCTACTAAAATAGAAGCATTTTTTCCATTTTCAGTTTCTATCTTATCTAAGAAAGGAAGTGTTTTATATCCAAATCCCTTTGATAAAATTTTAAAGTCTGCAATTGGTCCAGAAACGTTAGTAGAAGAAGTAGTATATTCTAGAGTTGAAGTATTAGATTCGGTAAGTGATAATAATGGTGGTGTGAATACTGGTGAAACTTGGAAAGTTCTTCCTGCACTTACATTAACGACTGGATACGTACCGTCAAACTTATTAGATTTTACATATTTTATTTGATTATAGTTTCTTACACTAACATCAGAAGTATTAATAAATCCAGATTTTCTAACGTTATAATAAAGTATTGGTAAAGAATCTGTATAAGATAATACATAAGAAGACAGAGTAAGTCCAATTCCTATACCAAGTTCCTCAACGTTATATTCAAAAGCATCATTGGTAGATGTAAATTCACTATTGAATTCATGATCATAGTAGAATCCAAACTCATATCCAGATAAAGATTCATCTCCCAAATTGAATACAAGTTTATTATTTTTAGCAACCTCAATGGGGGGATTAATTAAAGATAATGACTGACTAGAACCTCCAGTACTACCAAAATCTACATCAATATTGCCAAAAATTAAATCGTAAGTTGACTTACATAATTTAATCTTATCTCTTGTAAAGTATCTGATATAATACTCCCCTTCTTCTACCCCAGAAATTAGAGAATTGCCAGCATAATAAACTTTATCGCCATCATTATATCCATGCTCAGATATTGTAATGGTATTTTCGGATGTATTTACATCGGAAGAACTGAAGGTAGTCTTATTGACCAACAATCTACTTCCATCAATATGAAGTCGTACCTGTGTAGATCCGATTCCAACTCCAGCATTTACTTCTGGAACTACACTCAATGTTATTTCATCACCTTCCACTAAACCGTGTTCAAATTCGGTTTCTATTTCAGAAACAATTTTTGAAATAGAACCTGTAAGTTGGTCATAGTTAGTTCTCAGACCATATTCATAATTATCACTTCCATCAGTATAGAAATACAAACCATTTCCAGTTGTTAATCCAACCTGAGTTGTCAATCCAATATGATTTGGACCCTTATTGATTGCATAGACAGTATCAGAATTGGTTACCAAGTTTGGTAAACCAAAGGTATTGAGAGTAGTTTCATCATTACCTACAATTAATGCTGCTACACCTACTGTACTATCTTTTGTAAAAATTAACTCCTGACCAGTGGTAAATCCGTGATTTGGGATGTATATAGTTCTAATAGGAACTCCTATTGCTTCCGTCTTTATCCCAACAGAATATATTTTCTCTTCAAATAATCCAGCAGTTGTTCCTACACCAACCGAACGTTTGGCATTAAAATATGTGAAGGTATTGTGCTTAGAAATGAAGTCTTCGGATACTTTTGTGTTAACTTTTATTCTATCTGGAATAAAAGTTATTGCAGATGTTTCAGAATGTGCAGATCCTACCGTAAATCTTCTCAGTTTTAGTAAATTGAAGTCTTCATAAACATTCAAAATTCTGAATGATTCTCCATTAATTATGCAAGAAGAACCAGCAGATACAAATGAAGGTATCGTTGTGACATAAGCATTCTCAAAACTTCCATTTGGATCTAAATTTTCAGGAATAGTCTTTGCAATTGAAATAGGTCCAGACTGCTTCTCTACAGAACACTGGAAAGGTAAATTATTTAACTTTGATACATTAGTGCTTAATCCAGATACCGTAATATAATCGCCATCATCTATGTCAAGATTGGTATAAGGAATATTTGCTATTGTGATTGATTTGTCGGAATTCCATTCAAAAGACAAATTGGAATACTCTTCAATCGTTGTATTTACATTGAGAATATTTTTTCCAAAAACCTTAGAGATAAAGGCACTAAATCCTGTTCCCCCTCTTTGGTCTAAAACTAAATTTTCATTTACTTTATAATCATCTCCAGGATTGATTATCTTAATATTATCAATTTTGCCAATAGACGTTGATACTACTTCACTAACTTGTCTATAAGTTTCGTAAGATTCATCAATGTAATCATTTTCTGCATTTGGATCTCCAAGTTTATGTGGGAAAACGTTTCTAACAAGATTTGAAGAATTGAAGTCAAAAGAATGATCTAAGAAATTATTTTCCGAAAGAACTTCATTCCTAAAAGTTTTTCCGATGAAGTATGGATATTTTCCTGATAATTGACCAGTTTGGGGATTAATTTGCACTGTTGCAAAATATGCATATATTCCACTTGGGAATTCTGGTGTTCTGCAGTATCTTCCATTATGCTCATCTAAATCACCACTACCCTTAACATACTTGTAGTCTTCTATAAATGTTCCAAATGCAAAATCCGAATCTACTGGTCTATTTTCAATATTTGATTGATCAATTACATAACTTGGAGACAACTGCTTAATATCTGATCCAAATGTATTTGGGTCTTCAAATCCATATGGACCATATATTGGATTTCCATCATATGCCCATCCAATTATAGGGGAGTGATTAGTTCCATCATCTAAGAAATTGGAAGATAAGTCTTGACCATAATGATATGCACTCAGTGTTAGTACATCTCTATTTCTTCTATCACTTAACTTATATTGTCCGAATCTTGGAATATCATTCAGTTTTATTGACCTTACATTTGCATCTATAAGTGCATTAATACCTTTATCGGCAATATTGATTGTTGTTGTGTTTTCATTATATCCAATTCCCCCCTGTATTACTAATACATTGATAACCTTCCCATCAGAAACTATCGGTCTTAAAATAGCACCTGTTCCAATGTTTTTACTATCAACTACAGAAATTTCTGGATTTTTACCATATCCAGAACCAGTACTAAGAACTTGGACAGTTCTAATAGATCCATTTTCTATAATCGGTCTTAACTGACAATTAGAACCTTTAAGTATGGAAATTTTTGGTTTTCTGTGGAAATTTAATGTACTACTTCCATATCCGACACCAGATTCATACATATAACCATCGACTATTCCTCCAGTAATGATAGGAGTAAACGTCAAACTTCCCTGAACAGTTCCAGCATATCCAACTGAAGCAGATACGACAATATCAGGATACTTGAAAATGTGGTATCCAGAACCAAAATCGGTTAAGTTTGTAATTATATCTCTTTCAACATTTTCTTTTATAGTTGCACCAATTCCAACATCATACAATTTAAATGAATCATTATTTACTTTTTTAATTGAGTATTGGTTCGAAGTTGAAAGACCAGAAATTGGAGTTTGATCATTTAAGTATTCTACAATATCACCAGTATTAAAACCGTGATTATTCCAATTTATTGTATTCTCAACTGTAGAAATTCCAGTTGGTTTTACGATAAGTTTTCTATTTTGGTATTCACTACCAGAATTTACAACTCTAATTCTTCCAATGTTCTTCAGAGGAAGTGTTTTTAATGCATGAATTCCAGCACTAGGTGTATTTGAAATTCCAATGGTGTTTATTCCTAAAATAGAATCATTTTTTGTGTTGAATAATTTAACTGTACTAGTATTAACAACCCTAACAAAATACGAAGAACTATCTACAAGATTATTTGGACCATCAGTAATAACAGGAGATGAATTACTTAGTTGATCATATACTATTTCATCTCCACTTGATAAGTTATGAACATCTAAAAATGTAATTGTGTTATCTACTGAATCAAGTCCGCCACCATTTGTGATGGATCTAGCGTCAAAATTTAATTGAGTTACTTTTTCTGTAAAAATTGGTTCTAAAATACATCCAGATCCATTACCACCACTCAAAGTCAATGAAAATACCTTATCAATACCAAATTCTTGAGGATCTACTAAAACTTCTTTTACAGATCCACTAATAACTGGTTGAAACAGTGCTGTTGTACCAGCTCCTGCAGATAAGATTACCTCTGGGGGGTTAACAACATCATAGTCTTGTCCAGGATTTAATATATCAATAGAACTTAAAGGACCATAATAGATTTTATCCCTAGAAACTGGAGAACTTATTTCTAATCCATTTATTAATAATCCAGATTCTCCAATATCATTTTTAGATTGATTTTTTCCACTTAAATCTTGAGTTAATGGGAATTTGCGAAGAATTGGATTATATGAAAGAGTTTCTCCAGAATGTCTAGAAATAATAAACTTATGAATACCCAAAGATTCTGCAACATTGAATCTCAAATATGAATCTTCCGCACCTGTTATTATATAAGATGCATAAAGTCTAATGCTGTTGGGAGATACTATGCGTATAAAGTACTCTCTTCCATTTTCTAAACCCAGAAGTGGAGATTCTGCTTTATATGTTATCTTATCACCATCAATAAATTCTGGAATAGTAGTTGGAAATACTATAGTTGTATATCTATCGGTATTTTGATCATATCCACCCAAATATGTCGTGGTTCCATTGGGGATTTGGTATGAAATTATATTTTTTTGAATATTATATTCTGGCAATGAGTTTGATGCTACATATGAAAACTCTAACTCATCGTCAACGTAGAGATTAGTTACATTTGCAGTATAAACATTATTACCATTATCAATACTGACTCCAGTGCTATTGGATTTTTCTAATACGCGCTTTATGTCATATAATATTCCAGTTTCGGATACAAATCCAGGAATATTAATTTCTACAGTATTATTTTCTACATCAACTGCTAATATGGTTCCGTTTGATGCATATGGAACATTATCATTTCTTTGATAGATGTTTACAGTATCGTTTACTTTTAAACTAGACTTATCAATTTTACTTGAAAGTTTAAAAATAGTATTGTTGTCTATTTCACTTACTCTATATCTTGTAGAAGTATTGTAAATCCAAGAATTGCCAAAAATTTCGGCATATGTCTTATCAGTCTCAGGATTTTGAATTTTATATCCAGAATTTCTTATAAAAATTTGATCTCCCTTTTCTGAAGATATAATCTCATCAATTTGCTTGTATGACGATACTATTGCGGAGAGTCTTAAATCAACTTTTCTATTAATATCTCCACCAACATAACCAAATACTATATCATCCTCAATAATCAAATCTCCATCAATAATATTTTCAGATACACCAGAGCATCCAAAGAATTGGTTGATTGATTTTGATGTATATGTAATCGTATTATTTCCACATGATAATTGTCCAGAATCTGGGTATCCAATAGTCGTATCTACTGTAATTACAGTACTGCCGACATAAACGTCACCAATTACTCTCGATTTTCCTGGAAGAGTAAAATTATTTTCTAATAAAATATCATCACTATATCCAATAAACAGACCAATTCTGTAGTAAACCTTAGCATTTCTTGTGATAATATCAACAGATGATATTGATCCTGCTACATCTGGATTCTTTTGACTGAATAAACTTTCCCCAACCAAGAGGGATGGATTATCTCCATCTAATTTTTCACAAACAAGGACTTGTCTACGAACGTAATTTGTACTCGATGGTTTTATTAAGAATTTTTCTGTATCAACAACTTTTGCAGAGGTTCCATACAGTACTTTAAACAGAATATTGATTGATTCTTCGATACCCTTTGACTGGAAGAAACTTCTGGCGTTTGAAAGAAAAAGACTTACATCAATATCATTAGATAAATCTAAATTCTCAAGTCCTGGAGCAATAAGATATTTAATCTTCTTATAAAATTCATTCAAGAATAATGAAGACAAATTTTCTACAGTCTTTCCAGAACTATGTACTGCAGATTCAGTAGATTTAAATATTAAATTGTTATTTCTGTTCGAAATGACCGATCTATCTTTATATTCTGTTACTCCACTAAATCCACGAATACATCCAGTAAAAGAAGTTGATGTTTTACCTGTGTAAGTGATAATTTCATCATCAATCTTCAATAAACCATATTCATCTGGAAATGCTTTTGTATTGGATACAGTAATCGTTGTATCATCTTCACTTACATCTGCAGACAGAACTGCAGAACTATTCAATGCGTCTGGTACAAGACTCTTAACGTTCAAATATTGATCAAAATTATCAATTAAGTCAATATTTCCACCTTGATACTCTTGTGAGATATAATATTGTTTTAAAAACTCTATCGCCTTAGGAAAATCTGCGAGAACAAACTCTGGTACCTGATTCTTAACAATCTGGTGTACTTTTATTCTTTTCTCAAAATGAGACATATTTTATTTCCTCTCTAAGACCCCGTTTGAATAACTTGAAGTGAAGTAATTATTTGAGAATACAACTCCAGAGATGTCTTCTCCAGAAGCAATAACATCCTTAAGCATATTTATCCGACTATTCGAAACGTCAAAGTTTAAATACAAATCTTTTAGTCCGATAACATCGTTTGATTCTGGGAATGCTTGAATTTCCACAACATTATTTGGTTTTTCTGTCCCAGTAATTTCGATTGTATTGATCAAAATTTCACCTTTAACATAATCAACAGTACCAACTGACTTGAGTAAGACTGTATACTGATTATCAGTGGTTAAATTCTTAGAGACAACCGATAAAATACCCTTTCCACTACCATCCAGTGCCCCTGTAGAGGTCTTATTTGGCACATCTGTGAAGTAGCACTTGTCATCAAATCCACTGATGTTAAACGCCGTGCTCTTGATGTTAAATCCTTCTGGTTTTACATGGAATCTATTACCAAAACACAGTTCGTACTGTGTTGGATTCTCAAAAATGCAGTTTAAATTTCTACGAATGATGACTCTAGTGATGTTTGAGGTGATTCCATCATCAACACGGTCGATTAATTGACATATTTTACTATATTTGAACCTTCCACCAAAACTATTCATCTTAACAGTCTTGGCATAATTGCTTAAATTAGTAGTAATTGTTGATTTGAGGTCTGATGATGAAGAAACTTGGTTGCTATTGTAGTAAACAGACGAATCAATCTCAACATAAAGAATCTTGAGATCAACAATTTCCTGATTTATACCAGCGACAGTGTAATTTTTGAGTTTCGACAGTATATTTTGCTTATCAAAGTCCGAAACATACGTTCCATTAACTGGTTTTATGCTCAAAAGCACTGTTCCATATCTTGGTGGGGACAATTCTTCGCCACCAACGACCGAAACACTCTCTGCCTTAGGGTAAATTTGGTTAATTATTGCTTCATAATCAGTTGATGTCACTGCTCTGTGTTGAGATGAGTAAACACGAGGTGCAAAATACTTAATTGACGATAAATTTTCAATTTCTGCGCCATTTTTTGATGATTCTAGGGTTGTAACTGAGACAGTATCTGAAGGAACTAACTTTGTAATGCTATTTGCTTCAGGATTTGTCGTTAAAGTGCCCTGGAAATTGAATCTTGCGGCACCATTACCAGTTTCACCGTCCGTCACGATGTATTTTGCGGTAATTACTGACCCAGTTTGTAGTTTTCTGCCAAAAACACCATCACCAAAGATTATTTCATACTTCTCATCTTGGACTTCTTGTAAGAAATAGACATCTGAGTCCTTATCAATGTTTAAAATATTATCAACTCTCCTGATTTCACGTCCTAAATCACTTCCATCATCAGAAACATAGACAACCAGGTTCTCAGTATCGACATCTGAGTTATTAATTACGAATTTTTGGTCCTGTGAGAGGTCAACAGTCCACTTCTTAGTCAGTAATGATCCCTGATACACATAAATTGGAGCACTTTCCGTTCCAAAATGTGCAACACGTGTCGATGCAATGCTTGAATCAGTGTTATCTACAATTGAAGATGTAATATTTTCAGCAACTGAGAAGATATATGATGAATTATCCGATACTCCTACACAAACCAGACCCGCTAATAAGGTCATATTAGAGTCTGTGCTTTCCGTTGGTATAGAAAAGGTAATTGCTGCCCTTGCAGCACGTTTTGAGCGGGGTACATAACCAATATTACGTGCCAGAGAGACTACATTTTCTCTCAGTGTCGCTGAATCCAAGAAGGATTCATTGGCAACCATATTGGCATTAAATGCATTAATGTAAGTATTGTATGCTAACGTATCAATTAGGATTGAAAAGTTAGATCCTTCGAAATCGAAGTCAGTAAAATTCGAATTCGCACGTAAATAATCCTTTATAGAAGTTCGAATCTGGTCGTAATCTAGGTTGGTAAATTGCGTAAATGGCATTTGGATTATCTAGTAGCTTCGAGTAAGAAATTAAACTGCTGCGTTGGTAAATCTTGTCCTACAATATCAAATGTAACTGTCGCCTCAAAGGTATTGAGGTCTGGATTTGGAATGACTTCTACAATTAAATTATCAACTCTTGGTTCAAAATTCTCAATGGCAGTCTTAATTTGATCTGCAATTACCAGGGCGGTTGAATAATCAACAAAATCAAATAAAGAAGAGCGTACATCAGATCCGAATAAAGAATTGAAGAACTTTTCCGTTGGAATCGTTTCAACAATGTTTCTTACGGACCTTATGATTGCACGCTCATTTGTAAGCACTGTAATATCATTCGTCACTGGATGGCGATCAAAAGACAAACTAATATCCTTAAATGCTTGTGATACTCTAGACGCCATTAATAATTGGAGATTTTTTTCTTGATTTATTTATATTTAATACCAAGGATTTCCATATGTAGGCTCTGTTCCATATTCCCAATCGTCATAATCATCATCATTTCGAATGGTTTCATGAAGTTGATTTTGAGTCTTAAGATTATGCTTCTTTGGTTTATCCAAAAATCTTAATGACCCATAATCAGTTATAAGAGTTGTGGTACCCCACATTTCTTTCATGTAAGATTGGTTCCTATCTGTCTTTAAGTTCGACATGGTTGCGCTCCTGTTTTGATAATCAAAACAGAACTTTTAAAGGGGTTGCTATCCCTAGTAGTATTTATTTTCGAGATAAAAAAAAGAGGTCCCTTAAGAACCCCTCTTGTAATATTACTTACCCTGACCCCTATATTTCTTACGAGCAGGATTACGAGACGTAGCTGCGTATTTCGTACCTCCCCCTGCTCCTTGACGAGTCTTCTTCGGTGGTCCAGGATTATAAGAAGTCTTGCCGTATGCACCAGTCTTTGCTTTTGCCATAATTAATACTTAATAATCTTAGTTTCAAGTTTGTTTGGATTTGGAGAGCCTGTCTGATAATACTCTATCGACAGGTTCTCCATTATATCAAAGTACTCTTCCTCGGTCAAGTTCTTATAAAGTACTTTACCATCTAAAATAATTTGATAATTTTCTGTCATCGTCTGCCAGATAAATCAGATAACTCTTGTCTTCTCGTGACCAACTCGAACACGAGGATCGCACCAAATCTCAAAACCTGCTGCTTTTGCATCCAGGCAGAATGAGACATCTTCTCCACACATATCCTGAACTTCTCCAGATTCGAAGATTTGCATCTTCGGTGCAAACCATGGATACTTCATTTCTTCGTGCTCAAAGACTCCGTGCTTAATCAATAACCATCCGAATCCTGTGTAGTCAACCGTGAAAGGCTTACGACGCTTTGAAATTGTCTCAATACTTTCATGATTCATGACTCCACCATTGCTACGGAAGTCCTCTTCCTCCAACCAGTGTGCAACAGAAGTTGTTATACCATCCTCAGTACAATACCATCCTGCTGCAATGTCCTTATCCATCAATACCAATTGTAAGAATTTGGCAGTGTTGAAAATAATATCACTGTCAATCCACAATTGATAATCATAAGGCAGTTTACCATCCCATGGCAACTGGTCGGGTCCTCTCAGTACATTCGCCCCAAGACACTTACAACGTGCATAATTCACCATTGATGAATAATCTTGAGAGATTTGAAT